GCACTACCCCTACAAATCAAGAGATGTACGAATCTATTTCCAAGTATGCAGCCGAGAACAAAAGAAAATCGCTTTTACCTAACGGAGAGAAAAGAACAGGAAAACTTTTACCGCAATAATAAAAAAAATTAATATATGCCAAAGCCCAAAAGAGAAATTCTATACGATAATCTCATTCAGTCAGGAAGAGTCTCAGAATATGAGATAGGTACATTAGACCAGTTCAGAAATGCTATAAAAGACAAAAGGACTGCCGATGAATTTTATAATAATCTGATAGATTTTGGCTTGTCAGAAGATGAGATAGGTACTGCTGATGATTTTTACAAAAGTATAGCAAGTGATTTTGAGGTTAATCCGCAGCAGGAACCTCAAGCATCTGTATCACGAAAACCATTCCTGAATACCGGTTTGCCGTCTGACGAAGTCCTGAGCTCATTTAAAGCAGGTACACAACAAACATCCTACTCACCGGTTACTTCTGAAAGCACACAACTTACGGAGCAACAAGTGTCAACCCCTCAGAAATCTATCGAAGAAGAAACCATTCATACAATGGAGCCTCAGTCGAAACAGTCAAGACAATCCGTGTTACAAATGGGGCTTCCGGAAGATGAGGCCATGAAATTATTTAAGGCAGATACACAAATATTAGCCTACGCGCCCAAAGAAGAGGTGGAAAACATCTGGAATGATGAACTAAAAGAAATTGTAGATAATTTGATATCCTCCACCCGTGAGCAAGGAAGGAAAGAATTAGAAGAATACAATAGGAAGGTCTATGGCGACAAAAGCTGGTTTAATTTTAGCGGCTCCGCCGGGCAAGGGAGGCAGCAGAATGACATCTACGCAAAGGCAACAGACATGCGACATGTAATAGACGGTGTTTCCCAATACCTTGACAGCAAAAAAGGAGTAGAAGCAGGACAAGGAACAGCTCAAAGCATACATGAAGGGAATGATATTCGCAACAAGCTTATGCAAAAGGTATATGATTACCTTGTGCAAAAAAATACGCCTAAAGGAACGGCAGAATACATACTAAGAAGTGCTTTTGAAAATTCGACTTTGGGAAATATACTAGGTCTTTCAAACGGGAAAAGTGCTGTACAACGTCAGATTGAGATGCAAGGGACACAGAACTATGATGCAACCGGACTAGAAAAATTTGCCGGGACTGCTGCCGGAATTGCTATGGACCTGCCTGTCATGTCTGTAACCGGAGGTATAGGAGGCACGGTCGGAAAGGCCGTTTCACGTCCTATCATTAACAATCTTGCAAAACGATACATGCTATCTGGGATCAGTGAAGAAGCGGCCAAAGGAATCGCTTCGCGCGTCATCCAACAAAGTGGACTACGGTGGGGAATACGCACAGCATCCGAAGCAGCGAATTTTGCCGCATTGGAAGGGGCCGGGAGTGCAGCTTCCCAGTTATATGCTACAGACAACATCGACGCATGGAAAGTAATTGAAGCGTCCGGTAAAGGAGCGGCCACTGGCGCGGTTATGGGGCTGTTCGGGATTGTTCCAGAAAAGACACAATCGTTAATCAGCAAAGGCCTTGGGAAAAAGACAGGCAAGGCATTCGGCTATGGAACCTCATTGGGAGGACGTACAGCCATTCTCGCCGGAAGTTCCGTCATGGGTCAGTACATGGAGAATCCGGATTTCAATATCAATGATGTAGACTGGACAGACGAATTAGTTCACGCGGGTCTTATGAATATCGGATTTGACATATTGGGAGTCGTTAAAGGCTACTCGGCCAAGAGGCGTATGAAAGGCATTGACTTGTCAGATATAAACCTGTCAAAGGAAAATATACACCAACTTAACCAAGCAGGTATAAAAGGAAATAACGCAAAGGAAATAACAGAATCTATACTACAGCTCCGGGATGCTAACGAACTCCGTAAATCTCCAGAGCAGACGGAAGGGCTTGCTGACAACACATGGGCGGAAGTTTCACAGGAGATGGCATTCAAGAAAGAACAGTCCGCCATTGGCCAGCTTCTCGCAGATCCTAACATTGATTTGGCTACCAAAGCGAAAGTCGGATATATCATTACTGGGAACTATTTCAAGCTCTCTCCTTCAACCAATGTCAGTGACGTAGAAGAAACCCAAGACGGACAATTTAAGGTTGACATATTCAATGCTTCAGGACAGACCAATGAATCAAGATACTTTAACTCGCGCGGAAAGGCTGAGAATTACAGATACGACACGATGAATCAGGTGAAACCCAATCAAGTCAGTGCGCTTGAAGAAATGATGGAAAATGCCAGCAAAATGTCATCCGCAATCCGCATGTTCGACATGTTCGCACAACAATTCGGCATCTCACGCGAGCAGGTTGGAGAAATATACGCACGAGGAAAAAACGGCTATCAGTTTAAACAAACAGGTGAAGAACAGGCGAAACGTTTGTATAGGATGCTTGACAATACCCTGAAAGATATTACATCCACCGAAGACTATCACTATAGTACATCCAAACTAAGAGGAAGAATGGACGAAGGATATGGCAAGGAATCAGGATGGATGGACAAAGTTTTGAAGAAAAAATACAATTCACTGACAGAAGAAGAACGCCGCGCATACGATGAATATGTAGAAAATATGCAGAATATCCTACAAGGCGAAAAAAAGGAACAGGCATTAGATGAAGGTACAGGCAATTATCAAGAAACAGTACCTGTAGAGCAAGACGTTCTTCCAGTTGCCGGAACAAACGAGATGCAAGAAATTCCAACAAATGTACCGACCGGTTACAGTCGCGGTGAAGCCATTTTCAAGAAGCATAATCCACAGGAAATGCGTGGCGTAATTGTACGTGAACGTATTTCAAAGGAACGGCTTATGCAGACAGGCATGACGGAACAGGATATTGAATCGTTAATCATGGCTTCGGAAAAGCAACGTTCGCAAGCGTTGAGTCAGATGGATATCAACATCCGACGACTGGCAGAAGACTATTTGGAACAACGCGATGCTGCTGACGGACTAAACGATGCACTGGACGAAGCTCATGTACCCGAAGTACAGGCGGCGCAGCAGAAAGTACAATCTATGTCCCCCAATGGCAATGTAGTCGTTGTGGAACTTGGAAAATACGGTGACAAAAATCACGAAGTAGGGATTATTGTAAACGGTATGGATGCGGAAGGGAATTATACTTCTCCTGAAAGACAAGTCATTGTTATACCACTGGAAACTGTCAATGGAAAACCTGACTTTAACAGCTTTGATGAAAACAACGCTATCTCAATGATCCCCTCCAATGTCTATTCCCCGTCATTCCTTGAACAGAACGTAGTACTCAATGACATGCTGACAGACTACCAAAATGACGCCATGATTCTTGACGCTCCCGAAATTGTTCCCGGACAAACTTATACGCTTGCAACGGGTAGTGGAGAGACGTTCAATGTGGCTGTATTGGGCAAACATCCCAGTGGAAAATGGACTGTGCAGGAAGAAGGACAGTCAGCACCAGAACTGATTTCCCATGAAGATCTGTCAGAAATGATCGGTAATGCAGAAGCGATTCCCTACATGCTTGAATACGCGGAAGCTGATAAAAGATTCTCTTTGGAACAGGAGCAGACCACCAAAGAAATTGAACGTCAACAAAAGAAAGCCGAGAAAGAAGCACAACGTATTGTCAAAGAACAGGAGCGCATTGCCGCCAAGCAGACGGCGGAAGAAGAGCAAAAGCGCATAGCCGAAGAAATAAAAAAACCAATCAACCGTCTTGCTAGATATCCTGAAGGGCATAAACGCGCCGGTATGCCTGATTATGAGAACAGCGATCCGGACGATGTACGTGCCTATTTAGTGGATCTGTTAGGTATAAACGATGCGGTTAAAAGCATACGAAATCAGATTGAAGCATTACGAGAAGAAGAAAAGAAACAGACTGAGAAATTACAGAATGACCAAACAGAAGTAGCGAACAGTGTACTGGGACCCGATGAAATGATTGCCGCCCGTGAATTTTTAGAAGAAGAAAAAGAAGTATTAAACTCCACACGGAAAAGCCTTTCTTTCTGGAATAATTTGCTCGAAATTACGGGTGGCAAATCATCCGAACAAGTTCAAAGTATAGTAAACAAGGCAGAAGCTGCACAGAAATCGCAACACTCAAAGCAGAATGTATATAAGCCCAGTAAAGAATATACCGACGCACAAAAACTAATGAAGGACAGCAAGAACGCATTGGACATCTTGTCAGACCTCAATCCACATACCTCCGAAGAGCTGGCTGCCATTATTCTTTCCGCTGGTGACATCAGACTCACCCCTGAAAGTCTGAAGAAAGAAAGCGGCTATAGTAATTCAGATCTCTCTGGATTTATTGGTCTGATATCCAAAGATGGCATGTCTGTACGTGAAGCTGGCGACAGACTGATGCAGATAGACCGTGAAGGAGAATTGAACATACTTGACCAATACGACCCCAATGCCGGTCTGAACGCCATTATCGGTGCATTATCCGAATCACGCACCATGGGAAATCTGAATCGTATGGTTGAACGTAACCGAATAGCACAAGCTAAACAATTATACAAAGAGGAAGAAGCAGCCATAATGCAAGAAATGGATAATGCCTCATGGGAAGAATACGGCATGAGCTATGAGGATTTGCAAAAATTACAAGATGCTATTACAGCATCTATGGAACAAATGCCACATTTGGTGGAAGAATTTAAAAAATCGGATGAATACATCGAATTTATCAATACATTTGTAGAAACCAAAGGAACCATAGACAATGGAAAAGAAAGAAATGACCGAACTAGCTTATCAGAGAGTACAGATGAAATTACGGATGATGAGTCACAAAGAGATAATCGCCCTTCTCCCAGAAGCGAAGAAGGCTATGACCGAGATAGAGAAAAAGTTTCTGAAACGCAATCTGGCGAACGGAGCAGACGGACAAAGGGAAGCATTGAGGGTAATCAGCAGTTATCTGATGAAACAGGAAATGGAGAAACTGAAAGCGGAGCAGGAGAAATAAAACCCGAAGGCAAGAAGAATGACACGGCTGCTCTTCAAAGCGAACTTTCCATTCACAAAGCTAATATTTTATCTGGCACTAAACAAAATACAACACAAGACCATATTGCGGAAGCGCGCGAAATGGTCGACACCTCCCCTACAGAAGCACAGAAGGAGGCCGGCAACTACAAGAAAGGTCATGTCAAGATTGACGGGTACGATGTAACCATTGAGAATCCCAAAGGCTCTGTCCGTAGCGGAAGGGATGCCAACGGACAGGAATGGAGCATTACCATGAACAACGACTACGGCTATATCCGTGGCACGAAAGCCGTGGACGGTGACCATATAGATATATTCCTGTCTGACAATCCATCCGAAGGAAATGTGTTTGTCGTAGACCAACTCAATGAAAAAGGTGAATTTGACGAAAGTAAGGTGATGTACGGTTTTCCGTCTATGGATGAGGCACGTTCCTCTTATCTTGCAAACTATTCTCCTGGTTGGGAAAACCGAATAGGTACCATTACAGAAGTAACGAAGGAAGAGTTCAATAAATGGATTGATTCTTCAGTAAAGAAGACCAAGCCTTTTTCCGAGTACAAGAGCGTAAAACTTGAAATTGTACAGAAAGAAAATGCTGACAAAAAATATTCCGTAGAAAAGAGACATCATGCCAAAAAGAATACCGATATTTACGCTGTGAAATTTGAAGAACGGTATGACCGGGAAAAATTTTTAGAACTGAAAGGCAGGGTAAAGGAATTTGGAGGATATTATTCCTCTTTCGGCAAGGGCGGATTCATATTCAACAACGTGGATGATGCTCGCAAATTCGGTGATACTATTACTAATCAAATAACAGCAGAAAACAATGGAAACGAACGAAAGTCTATGGAGAGCCAAGCGTTCTATACAGAGGGCAAGGCAGACGAACTTAGAGACCAAGCAGGCATTGAGGAAACGATTGCAGAGGCTGGAACAGGAAGAAAAAGCGGAAGCGATATATATAGCCGACCTAGAGAAACAAGTGATGGAGAAAGTGCAGAACAACTAATCACCATCAGACACGGGTACCAAAAAGGTGATAAAGTGATGTATAAAGGCGAACAGGCCATTATATATGACTTTGAACCAAACGGACTTCCTATTTTAAATACAGGATTGGCACCAGTCATTTACGAGTTAGGGAACTGGGATGATATTTCTCCTATCAAAGAGGAACCTGTCACTATAAAGGAGGTAATAGAAATAGCTGTTGCTAATACTCCGAAAAAGAAATTGGAGAAGGCAAAGCGGCAATCGACCGAGCGTAAGAATAGACGAAATACATACAGAAAAGAGATAGGCGATTTATTTGCAAAAGCTGACGATTTGGACAAGGAATTGGACAAATTGGAAAAGCAAGTAGATGAAAAGTATACTCCGAAATGGGAATATTCCGTCACTGTGGATAAAGAGACAGGTTATACGACTCTGAACCGTGATGATGTGAACGGACCTATCCCTATTGGTGACGGGCGTTTCAACTATTCGGCAAACAGTCCACAAGAAATGCTGGATATCCTTCGTAACCCCCAAAATGGGATGCAGGAAGTTCTTGACGCTGTCGGTGTGACGCTTGAAAATAAAATAAAGAAGCGCGAAACAGATCGCAACCGAACTGAAATAAATGAGCTAATAAAAGATACAGAAAATGGAAGACGAATTGAAACAACGGATAGAAGCCTACGAGAAGAAAGTAGGCAAGAAATTAAAGGAACTGAACGAGGAAGAAACGATAGAAGCGTGCATGGAGATCATGTCTCTGACAAGAACGGAAGCGGAAGAGTATCTGAACCAAGTGGCAGCGAGCAGCCTGTTGTAACGCAAAACCGCAACAACTTTTTGTACGGAAACAGACATCTTGAACTGCCTGCTGGAGAAATAGGAAAACTGAAAGGTAACATTGAAGCGATACGTACCCTAAAGGAACTGGAAGAAAGTGGAGAGATGGCTACTCCAGAACAGAAAGAGAAGCTGTTGAAATTTGTGGGATGGGGAGGTTTGGCCGAATCGCTTAATGATACAGAGTATCGGGAATGGAAAAGATATCAGGATATCACCTATTGGAACGGTGAACAAGGCAATACACCATGGGGGAAAAAGTATGGTTCCCATTATGAGGCTTTACGCCCTCTCCTTACAGATGAAGAGTTCGGTTCCGCACAAGCTTCCACACTGAGCAGCCACTACACTCCCGAAACGGTTATCCGCAATATGTGGAGCGCATTGGAATATCTAGGCTTTAAAGGTGGAAAAATACTGGAACCTGCCATGGGTGTAGGAAATATCATCGGATTTATGCCGGAAAAAATAAGCCGCAGAAGCCGTATCTCTGGTTATGAACTAGACAGCATACCAGGACGAATAGCGAAGCAACTTTATCCAGACGCAAACATCAAGATTGCAGGCTATGAAACAGAGTTCCACCCCAATACCAAAGACGCCATAGTCACCAATGTACCGTTTGGTCAGATAGCACCGATAGACCCGGCACTGGACAAGACATTACGCAACAAGTTGAAAGGGGCTTATAATCTCCACAATTACTTTATTGTAAAAGGCCTGCTGGAACTGAAACCAGGTGGCGTTGGTGTGTTTATCACTTCATCCGCCACCATGGACGGAAGAAACAGCAAGGCACGCGAATATATATCAGGTTTGGAGGTAGACCTTATCGGAGCAATCAGGTTGCCCAACAACACATTTAAAGCCAATGCGGGTACGGAAGTAACGGCAGACATTCTGTTTTTCCGGAAACGGTTGCCAGGAGAAGCGTCTAATGGTGTAAACTTTGTTACACTTGGGCAAATTGGTACAGGGACTTACGAAGTCCCATCCAAAATAAAGGGTGAATATGAAGAAGTGGAAATTCCTCTGTTGGTCAATGAATATTTCGTCACACATCCCGAAATGATGCTGGGTACGGTAATGACCGCCCACGATGCAGGAAGCGGCGGACTATATGGCGGAGATAGCCAAACATTGGTAGCTCGACCGGGAAGCACGCTTGATATGGAACTAGCAGATGCGGTAACCAAACTTCCCGAAAACATTCTTGAAGAGACTAGAAATATGATTGCCGAAACGGAATCCAATAACGACAAACCCAAACTACCTCGTAAGAGAACAGGGGAGTTAAGCGTAAAAAACGGAAAAGTCTATGTGTTCGATGAAGAAACAACAAGCGAAGTGGCGGCAGGTACGTTCAAACACAACAAAAAAGAGCATACCTATGCCGACGCAACCAAAGATTACCTGCAATTAAAAAACACTTTGAAAGAATTGATACGTCAGGAACGTGAAAAAGCTGAGGATCCTGCCACACTCCGCAAAGAATTGAATGACCAATATGATACTTTTGTGGAAAAATACGGAAGACTAAACGGTAACAAGAATCTGAACGTCATCCTAGAAGAAGATTATGAACGTTTTCTTCCACAAGCACTGGAGAACATAAGAATATCCATAGATCCAAGTACCGGGAAAAGAAACAAAGTTATTGAAAAAAACACAAAAGGCATCTTGTCCATTCGTGTCAGCCAACCCATGACAGAGCCTCTAAAAGCGGAAAACCTACAGGATGCCATCGACATCAGTCAAGCATATCACGGACGTATAGATCTGGACTATATCAGCCACATGTTGAATATACCTACAGAAGAGGCCCGTGAACGCATTCTACAAGGAAGACAGGCTTTTGAAGATCCTGTCACCGGTGTTTTAATCGACAGGGACGCTTACTTGAGCGGAAACATACGGGATAAACTGGAACAGGCACGAAATGCGGCTCTACAAGATTCCAAGTTTGATACCAACGTATCCGAATTGGAAGCATCCATGCCCGAAACCATTCCGTTTATTGATATCTCATACAAGATTGGAACACCATGGATTCCAGTAGAGGTATATGCAGATTTTGCATCCGAAGTGTTAGGCATTTCGAATGTATCGGTACGTTATGTGCAAGCTGTGGATGAATTCATGCTTTCGGGAGGTCATGTCAGTGACTTTACCAAAGCAAATGACTACAACACTCCGGCAAGAAGCGTTCTGGATCTGTTCAATGATGCCATAAATCTACGTAAGCCTACCATATATCGTCAAATAGGCAAAGACAATCGTGTGAAAGATGAAGATGCTACCCGTGAAGCCGTACAACGGATTATGGATATGAACGATGCTTTTGTACGTTACATACAAGAAAAGGCAAATATTCATTCCCGACTACAGAACATCTACAATGACCGGTACAACAATTATCGTTTACGTGAATATCGTGAGCCTCAATTCAAGAGTACGGACGGAAAGATACATTACCCTGGAGCAAACAAAGACATAACCTTACGCACCCATCAGATAAAAGCGGTACAACGCAGTTTGCAGGGAAGCACACTGCTTGCCCATCAAGTAGGTACAGGAAAGACATTTACCATGATCACTACCGCCATGGAGATGCGCCGATTAGGACTGGCAAAGAAACCCATGATAGTGGTACAAAATGCTACTTTGCAAGATTTCGCATCGGACTTTATGAAACTTTACCCTAGTGCAAGAATTCTAGTACCAGGCGAGGAAGAACGCAGCGCATCACAACGCAAACGCCTGTTCAACCTAATAGCTACGGGAGACTTTGATGCTATCATCATACCACAGAGTTTCCTTGCATTCATTCCGGATGATCCCGGGCGAAAGGCAGCGTTGATACAGCAGCGTGTAGACGAAATTATAGCAGCAGCTAATGAATTGGAGGTAGAAGACAAACAATTGGCAAACCGCTTGCGCCGTGAAGCAAAAAACCTCTCATTATCTCTACAAGTCAATAAAGAAGAAGGAGCAGGAACAAAGAAAAAGAAAACCAATGTAAAGCAACAGGCCAAAAAGGCTGAAAGCACATTATCCAGAGAGTCGCGCAAATTGGACCGCCGCACGGATGACGTGCTCACCTTTGAACAAATGGGTGTGGATGCTCTCTTTATCGATGAGGCCCATAACTTCAAAAAGATCGGTTTTTCCACCAAGATGCAAAACGTAAAAGGAATTGATACCGGATTTTCCGAACGTGCCAATTCCCTTCTGCTGAAATCAACATTTGTACAGGAACGCAACGGAGGGCGTAATGTGATTTTAGCTACAGGAACCCCCATTACAAACACTATGGCCGAAGTATGGACAATGATGCGATTTGTAGCCCCTGAAATATTGGAGGATTATAACATCAAGACATTTGACGAATTCGCAGCCACTTTCGGACAGGTGGAGCCTTCATTGGAGTTTACCAGTACAGGAAACTTCAAAATAGCTGACCGTTTCAAGAGCTATGTGAATGTACCTGAACTGGTGAAGGCCTTTCGCAGCCATGCTGATGTGGTACTGACTACAGATGTTCCTGAATTCAAGCAGTCCAAAAGCATTCCACAATTGAAGAATGGCCGAATGACCAACCATGTTATTCAAAAATCAGAAAAATTACAGGAAGTGATGGATGTACTGATAGAGGTGTTGAAGGAGGATGAAAACAAGCATGGAAAAGATAAGACGCCCGGACTTCCTCTTGTAGTGTTTCAAAAAGCCAAACAGGCAGCTATAGACTTGCGTCTTATCAATCCGTCATTTCCTGACGATCCTGAATCAAAAACCAACAAAGTGGTTTCCGAAGTGAAGCGCATCTACCAAGAAAGCACATCTGACAAAGGAGTCCAGATGATTTTCTGTGACAGTTACCAAAGTCCAGCAAACGAGCCAACTATTGATTTGTTCGGTTATGAGGAAGACGTTCCACAGTTCAACCTGTACAGAGACATCAAAGAGAAACTCATCAAGGAAGGAATCCCCAAAGATCAGATTGTTATAGTCAGTGAGATTACGAATGCCGACCGTAAAAAAGCTGTATTCCAAAAGGCCCGTGATGGTGAGATAAGGGTACTTATAGGAGGTACGGAAAAAATGGGTGTAGGAGTAAATGTACAAGACAGAATGATAGCACTCCACCACATGGATGCTCCCATACGTCCCATGGACTTCGAGCAGCGTAACGGACGAATCCTGCGACAAGGCAACATGTATGCAGCCAAAGGAATGCCTGTGGAAATACTTACTTATGGTGTGGAAGGCACATTGGACGCCACCGCATACGACCGTCTGCGCATCAAGCAGAATTTTATCAACCAGATGATGAAAGGCAATGTGAACGGACGCGTGATGGAAGATGAGGACAGTGAGGATCCCAGTGGAAAGACATTCAATCAAATGGCAGCGGAACTATCTGGAGACCAGACCGCACAAATGCTATTCATAGCGGAAAATAACGTAAAGAAACTGGAGGGATTGAAACGAAGCCATGAAATAAAGAAAATGTACGCACGCACTGAAATACCAGTACTGAACACCAGCATTGCGGTATTGAAGTCCTCATTGGATAAAGCGATACGAATTTCCAAGCAAATTGCCGAAAAGTTTCCGAATGGCATCGAACGAATATCAGCTAACGGACATTCTTATTCCGACAAGTTGGCCACAGCACTTGCCGACATAGCTGGTAAATATGAAGAAGAATATACTCTGAACAGGAACACTCCTCCTGTAAGCATAAGACTGAACAAAGATGCGGCCGAACTAGTTCTTTATCACGATAACGGACAATTGAAATATTCACTCTATGCCGGAAAAGATATAATAACAGAAGGTAAGGATATAAATACATTCTCTGGTATATGGATTAGCGTAAATAGTTCCATTTCCTCAATAGGGAAAAAAGTTTCATCTGTAAAAGATGAAATCGCCCAAAAAGAGAATCGTCTGAAAGGTATGGAATCCACATTAGAGAAACCTTTCGACAAGGAACAGGAATTAAAGGAAGCCCGTGGAAAAGTTTCCACACTCAAGCGAGAATTGGAAGAAAAGGCTAGAAAAAATGCAGAAAAAGTTCCCACATCCCAAAATACTGATGAGAACCTAAAATTATCCCTGCTAAAGAAAAACAATCCGAATCCTTTGCAAGAAGAGATGGCAGGAGATAGTTACGAAAATTTGGACCGTCTGGAAACTGCTACCGATGCCATGCATAAAATAGCCGTGAATGCCCCCCATCCGGCAATAGCAATGAATGGTCAAGATATTTTAAATGCCATGCCACAACTGGACAACCTGCAAATGGCCAAAGTAATCAACACATCACGCAAAAAGAATGTGTTGGCCATGTACGTTCCATGGAGTAAACAGATTGTGCTGTTACCCAATCACGGTACAGAAAAAGAAATACGTGACGCGAACTGGCATGAATCGTTCCACTATGCCATAGATATGGTTATCCTCTACAATACAGAAGGAAGGATGTTACTAGAACGTGCCTCAAACGATGTAAACGAACTGGACCCGGAATTATCCAAATGGGTGGATGAAAACTATAGTTCCAATCATTCGGAGGAGAAAGTAGCACACCTGCTTGAAAGTGTAATTTCATGGATGGAAGACCATGGAAAGACAAGCTCCCTATCATCTGGACTTGACTTTGGCAACCAGTATGTTAACTTGAACGAAATAGCTAATAAAATTATTAACTTTTTAACTCATAATGAAAATGATAATAACAACAAAAATTATGAACGAGATACGCAAGCAAAACACGGAGAAAATCAAAAATGGAAAGATGAAGATTACTCCCCAGCTCTATTCGGAGAACCGGAAAAGGGAGAAGAGCTAAAATTTGCTCTGCGCGGAAAGCCACGCCGCAAGGATGGTGAGAGTATGCTTTCCTACAGCAAACGTATGAAAGAATGGCAAGCAGAAAAAGAAGAAGCCGAGCGTACCCGTTCCGTAGAAGGAGAAAAAGGAGTTGATTCCATTAATGAAGAACTTGAAAACCTTTCCATGGAGATGATGTCATACCCTCATCCGAAACGCAAGCTGGATAACAAAGGGAATCCAGCGGAAACAGATGAAGCATTTGACAACCGTGTACGAGAATGGGAAAACTGGTACAATACCCGTGGCCGAGAAATAAGAGATCGGATGAACGAACTTCACGCACAGGCGGAGGCCGAGAAAACAGAAGCCCGTGACGAAGAGATAAAAACGGTGGACGAACAGTTACGTGAAGGAAAAACATCAGAGAACAAAGCTCCGGAAGGATTCTCACCTGATGCCCCAGACAATGTGAACAACTTCACCAAAGAAGAAATGCGCGAGATACGCAAGTCCTTCCAAGAAAGAATGACCGATATGAAAATATCTTTATCGAAAAACCAGATAAGAAAAGATATTCATCAAGAAATTATTGAACGCAGAAGATATATCGAAAGCAGCAATCTGGAAGATGCTTTCTTTGTGGACAGGCTAAGAGAAATGACCAAAGGAAACAAACAAATGTTGAAAAACGTGATAGATTATATCGAAGCTCCTGCCATTGAACGGATGAACGCGGAACAAGAAAAAAATTACAACAAACTGACAGCGGAAGCCAATATTTTTAAAGAGCAATCAGAAAAGACGCACAACCAATTTATTTCTATAACCCGCGAATGGGACGAACTGGAAAACAAACCCAACCGGACTGATGAAGATGAGTTTCAGTTAAAAAGGAAACGTTTCATGTATGACAAGTTGCAACAAAAATACTTACGAGAAAAGAAACAGTATGAAAATACACTTCGCGAAGCGGAATCCAACAAACCCAATCCGATACAGGCATTTGATACAGAAAATGCTTCGCCGGAATTGAAAGCATTGGCCAAGGAAGTAGCCGACTGGTTTGAGGAAGTGTATAACCTGATGTCAGAAGAAGGTGTGCTTTACAACGCCCCACAAATACAAAATTATGTTACTCATATCTGGGACTGGAAACGAAGTCCAGCAAACGCACAAGAAAAATACACCAACTATATGAATACAATCCGTATGCGCTCACCATTTACCCGGCATCGTGTAATACCTAGTTATGCAGCCGGGAAGGCTATGGGTATGGTCCCAAAATATGAAGATATAACTGGAATCATATTGGAATATGGTCATTTCGCTACAGAAACCATAGCCAATCATCGCTTCATAGAGTTTTTGAAAAATTTCAAAGTTTTTGTTCCAGGCGGCAGAGACAATATGCCAATGGATATGGATATCATTGTACCTGATTCGGTAAAAGACACAAGTTATTCACGCATGGACCATACTGCATTAGATGGATATAAAGTACTGAACAGTATTCAAAAATACATTACTCCCGTTTTAGGTGATCAACGTATTTTAAATCCGAAACATTACAGTGAATTCACAAACAAATTAATAGATGGAATCTGGGTAACAAGCGGACTGATGAAGAAAATTGCTTTATCCTTCTCCTTCTTCCACCATGGAGCATTAACAGAAACAGCTATTGCCATGCTAAAACCATGGGGAGCCGCCAAGGTTATAGGTAAAAACTTGATATGGGACGTGATTACCAAAGGTAACATTCCAGCTATGAATGACAAAGAAGCTGCCCGTGATGCAGTGAAACATCTTGTATCCTTAGGAGCAAGCAATGATTATGTAACAGCCGATGTAAATAATCTGACTGCAAAGTTGAAGAAGCTTACAAAAGACAAAAACATTCCTATAGTCCAACAGGCTGCTTCTCTACTTGACTTTTTGAACAGAGGGAGCGACAAAATATTATGGGATACCATCCATGACGGTTACAAAATTGCCTCATTCGCCAAAATGGCCAAAGAAGTACGAAGCAAAGCTGAAGCAAAAGGGTGGACGCTAGAACAGACAGAAAAAGCATTGGATGAATGCGGACATTTAATAAATGACACATTTGGAGGTTTGCATTTTGACATACTAGGCTTTTCCCCTAAGAGCGTACGAATCATGCGTGCGTTACTCCTGTCTCCCGACTGGACGTTAGCTACTATCCGACAAGCATTGTCACCTTTAGGATTCGGGCAACTATATGCAGACAATGGATTTTGGAAAAACCTTGTATCCAACGAACCAGAAGCTAAGACCCGGAAGAAATATGGACGCGATTTTTGGATTACAGCAGGCATATTTTTCTATGCACTAATGAATGCCTTAAACGCTTACTTCCGTGTTAAAGACGAAGAGGAGCAAAGACAAATGGCGGATGAAAGACGTAAGACAGATCCTGAATATAAATCATCCTATGAACTGGCCTATCCTGATGGTATGAAATGGTACGACTATACTATGCCAGGAAACACAATAGTTCAACAGACCCATCTGTTCACTGGACGATACAGCGACGGCACAGAAAGTTACGCCCGTTGGGGAAAACAATTCCGTGAACTACCCGAACTTTTCTTCGGACGGGACGGTCTAAGTTTTCCCGGCCCCATGATTGACAAAATGAGTGGAAAGGCAAATCCATTATTAGCTACAACTTTTGAATTTATAAGTGGTTATTCTCTTAGCGGATGGGAAAATAAATACATGAAGGACAAAAAAGGATGGGAACGCGAGGCAGGACGCATGTATTTTCTAGCAAGCAAACTTCTCCCTTATTCCATTCCAACACAAGAAGACAAGGATTTTATGTTCCTCGATTTAGTAATGCCTTCATCCAAAGGATTCACTCCAAGCAAGGCTATCAATTATTTTGAAAAAGGAATTGAAAGCGGGGATTTTAACTATGTAGCCAAAGTTTACAATGCCTGTGTGATGAACGAGCTACAGCCGGAAAAGTACTTCAAGGTAGCTAAAGCCAAGATAGAGGCAGAAGCCAAGGCTAATCAACTGGAAGGTATCGAAACTTTTCAGGATGCTACCAAGGCATTTGACGAGGCTACAAATATAAAAGATCGCAAACGGTTGCTACGCTATATGGAGCAACAATTAGGAGCACAGGACTATTATGCCATCAGCCAAGAAGAAATTGTGAAAAAAGCCCAGGACATTATAAATGGTGAAATGCCTGACACTTCCAATAGTGACCGTTACATTGAGCAAGCTACTTCGGAAGATATCACTGAAGATTTCCGAATGAAAAAGAATGCTACCGGACTAAAAGCTTATTATCAAGATTATGCGGAACTTGCAGGCAGTAATCCGGATGCGGCAAAGCGTATGCTTACAGAGAAAGGGAAATTCATTCAAGGTTATCGACTAACCACTACTTTCCGTTCCCGTATCAATAAATTGAAAAAGATGCTGGGAAAAGATCAGGATGAAAAAATTATGAGTGAAATCCGAAAGACAAGAAAAAAATACTTTGAAGAAATGGATAAACTGGAGTAAGAATTTTCGTCAACAGAAAACTTAAAGACAGGATTTGCCATCATATTACAATACAGCAAATCCTATCTTTATATCTTGCACCTATTATAAATTTGCAAGCCATTTCTTTCCAGACTTGGTGTGTGACCAAATAACCAATGCGGAACCTATGACGCTAGTTATTAAAAAAATCGTTGTCAATGCATCCATATTATTTCTTATTTTAAAATTCTATTTGCAAAATTTGCCAATATATAGGTAGAGAAAATACCCAATATGATTGTAACCCAATTCATCTTGTTTGGTTCATTGGTAAATAAGGGAGTTATACCACCTAAAACCAAAGCGGCAAATACCAACTTGGACAAATCGAAGAAATATCCGGCCAGTCTTTCACGTCTGGTTTTATCCTTTTCCTTCACTTCCTTCTTTTCTTCCTGTTGCTTGATGAAATTTCCCATTCTGCATACTTTTTATGCAAAGCTATAAAAAAAGTTGGCAATCACAATGTAAACGCCAACTTTTATAACTGATTTTATCACTTTCCTCCTTTACTCAAAGTCATGGGAGCATGACATCCTCCCCGCTCCCACTCCTTGGCAAGCATCTCACGCAATATCCTGTTCTCCTCCAGCACCATAAGAACCAGTTTCTTCATTTCACCAAGATCTTATTGTTTATAATGAATCTTATTATTTCAACATACCTTCATCTTACCAAGAATCCAATGATATAAACAAGCCACAACATACGAAAGAATAAATGAAATGACAGCTATTACTACCATACTAAAAGTTTCCAACTTATACAAATAATAAAAAGTACAACTAAAGACCAGTATATGCACCAAGTACCATTCATAAGAAATCTTATTAGTAAACATAAATAAGCCATTAATAGGTTTTATATGTAATTTATATATAATCAACAACGCAAACAAATATCCAATCATAGAAGGAATATCATTATATAATTTCCAAATGCCTCCTTTTATTCCAGCAAATCCTGTAAGAGCAACACATATTATACAGACAGGTACTAATATATTAAAATTCAACGAATTGACTATTTTTGCATTAAGTTTATAGCATTTAGCTAAATACATACCTAAAACAAATTCCCAAAGATATTGTAAAAAGAAACTATTCCATACACGCACATCGCTTTTCCCAAGCATCGCTACAATAGTAGTCCATAACAGACTTATCAGCAAAGCATAAATCACCCCCGTAGATTTATTAAATAGTTTCAACAACAAAGGCCATAACAAATAAAACTGAATAATTGTTGAAACAAACCACATCTGCAATCCAAAAGAACTTTCCAAATCATTGAAAAACATTTTAAAAAGGAATACATGACTAAGTACTTGGAGAAGTTTATCCGATGAGGTATTATAAAAAGGAATCAGAGCACTTATCAATATAATTATTATGTACGGCAAATAAACTTTCAAAAAACGTCGTTTCAAAAATTGAATATAAGTAAGCGGTCTGTTTAAATATGATAAATAAAGTCCAAATCCACTACATAAGATGAATACATGTACTCCTGCCCCACCAAAAGATGAAGCAGCCATTAAGAACGGACTTATCGGAAAACTTTGCAACAAATGCATTAACACAATGGTAAAAATAGAGAATCCTCGCAAAAAATCAATAACTTCTAATCTTTGTAGCATAACAGTAATTTATTTAATTCAACTTTTCAATAGCTCGGGAGAGGCTAATCAAACCAATCACATTATTCAGATTCTTTATATATGGTATAACAAACATATATCCAGCTAGGGAAGTAATATTTCATCCCATAGAAAACAAGAAAAAGACTCATAGTTTTCATGTATCTTAAACATCTATCCATCCCACAGCATTTGTCGCAAAAAAGGAAACAGAAACAATGAAGCTATAACCAACCTTTTCATATACTTTATATTTTTTGCACAAAAATACGCATATAATTGTAATTTACAATGTAAATCTCAAGATTTTACATTACCGATTGTTTTTAATAAGATTGTTTTATATCTTTGTATACCTTTGTTATACCTGATTACTAATCATTATTGAACAGGAAGGGCGGCAATCTGGGAAAGACAGCCGCCCTTGTCACATATTGGATAAACATACACAAGACCAACCAGTATGAAAACAAAAAAAAGACGGTCCGAAACTATATCGGAACCGTCCAAATCCTGATGCACATCGCTATGTGCGATGCAAAGATAATAAATTCCATGCAAATATTTTACATTCATGAACAAATCGCTATATTTGCGATTATGAAAATCTTAAAATTAATAATTATGAAAAATGTATTTTTATTTTTATCATGTTTAGCTGTATTTGCTAGTTGTGGCAATAAAGCTAATAAAACAGTTTCTTCAAGCAATATGGATGGTATTGATACTGTATTCACTGAAGTTCCAGGTAAAACAATAACTATAAATTGGGATTTAGTAGTTTTACTAGAACAATCTCCAGAACTTCCTTTCATGAAAAAGATAGTGAAAGAAAACGGTAAAGAGACAACTGTATTCAACTACTATAGGGTAAAGCAAAAAGGACTTGATTCCATTCAATGTATTGGTGTCAGTGCAGAGAAAAAAGCAATTATTGTAGCAGGATTGGACACTACAAATGATTTTGGCGGTATAGACAAAGCAGTAGAAGAGTATCTTAATAAATTCGGATTAGAAACTTGGGATGTTGCAGCAAACATTCTACATATAACCTCTTTAAAAGAGGGAAGAGACAAAAAGATACACAACTTAGAAACGGCCTTTAGTGATGGAAGCTTCGAAAATTTATTTAATTTAAATAATTAACAAACAAGAGCATACGGAAGTACATTAAAGCATAAGCCAACTGGCGCAGAAACAGACTGCGCCAGTTGGCTTATTTACAAAAACTTTTCTAGTTACTCTACTATTCTAAAATTTTGCTAACATCAATGTCAGACTTGTTAAATCTATCTCCAATTGATTTTAAAACACATTGTCTAGCTATTTTGGCATAATTACCACTAATATTATCCAATACCAAATCTATACCTCTTATTGATTTATTGTAACATGCACCATAAATAACCATTATAAATGCTGCTGACGTACAATATTCCGCAATATTATTAGGATGCAAACCATCATCGGTAAAATCAGATGCAGGAGTTTCCGAAGTCCATTGTTCTGCTCCTTTAATTGAAATTAAGTCACTACCCCAAAAAGATTCAGGCACATTTCTTAAATTCTGTACTACAACTCCATTAGGAACAATTAAATCTATTCCGTAATAAGAACATACATTTTTTGCACACTGAACAATTCCATTGAACATTTCTTCCTGTGAATTATTGTAAGAAGATAATCCACCATACCCTTTTGCATACGCCCAAGTCATTTGCCAACCAATCTTTACACCACTATTAGGACAATAGTAACGCGCATATTTGATCAAAGAAGGCAAATACGGTTCGATTGTTTCCCATTTACCACTTGCCCAGCTTGCTTGTTGGAATGTTATTACATCCCAATCCGCAAATTGCAAACAATCCGATAATTTTATTTGACTGTTTGTTGTTGTATTTCCGCTCCTATCAGTTGGATCTACATTAGGTATGTATGTAGTTTTCCCATTTACATTCCTATAAATTCTAAATGCTGAATTTTCATCGTAAGGCTCATCATTAATAATACTGTCTAAATGCTGCTGTAAACTACCTCCAGCTCTCATTACTATTCCATAAGTAACATTTTGTATTCCTAATTTTTCAAACCATAATTGCAGTCTTGATATTGGTTGATCTGCAAAACTATTTCCTACATGAAGAACTTTTAATATCTGTGGACTTTTGGGCAATGAATATCCATTAAAAGCTGGTGGTATTCTAATTGAATCATCACTAGACAATGAATCAATTTTGTTGTTTAGAAAAAAGTTACTAATAATTGGCTGATAAATATTCCCTGATAAACTTCTATTTAAAGAACCATTATTAACATTTGTGTTTGCAAAAATCAAATTTCCCCCATTGCTTTTTATTTCTGCAAATCCATTAAAAACAACATAAGCCCTAATAGAACCAAGGTTTCTATAATACACCTCATCATCTCCATATACATAGATCTCTATTATAGATGAAGTCTTATCACCGATTCCTATTTGAACTCCTCCATTCCCATCATTTACATTAGAGTTCCACCTTAAAGTTCTAAGGCAATATTCCTTACTGTCCTCCAATCCTTCAATGTAAAATTCTTTAAAATATATGTCATAAGGAGAATCAATAAAAAATGGTTCTTTTTCAAGCAATATTTTAGGATTTAGATTTTTAGAAGCTGCCTGATTTTTATTTATAGTATATTTACTCGTATCCGTATTCCCGAATAATAAATATCCTTCTTTTGATAACTCTTCAGTATTCTCAAGTAAAATAGCTGCATATTTACCTTTATTGTCTATAGACCTATAAGAAACAACAGAATCTTGGCATCGAACTTCAACAAAACTACCATCAGAAGTCCCGATATTAACTTGCCATGCTTCAATTGCAGAGTTCCATCCGAATGTTCTTAAGCAATACTCAGTATCTTCAGAAAACCCGTTTGTGTAAAGTTCTTTAATATATCTTCCAATACCCAGCTTGTCATTGAAAAATATATTGTTGTCTTTCACGATGTTGCCTTTTATTTCTAAAACGGTTTCGTTAGTTGCCTTATTCTCACAAGTAGGACTATTCCCAATATCTTGACATACTGTCTTATTCAATGTACCAATTGATGTATTGGTATTTGCAAGAATCAAATTACCAACAATGCCATCAGTATTTTGCAACACAGCTTTTGCCGTTATATTCCCGTATTTTATTTCCCCATAAATTTCACCAACGTTAACAAATATCTGTATAATACTGTTTGAGTCATCTCCAATGTTTATTTGATATTTAGGAACGTCTCCGTCTTCATTCAGTCGTAACGTCCTTAAACAATATTCTTTCTCATAATCTAATCCGCTAATATAAAATTCTTTAAAATACTTGTCTAAACCTGTGTTAATAAAAAATGTTGGTTTGCTATATCCATTTTCAATAGCTAAAGTATTATTAGTTATTTTGGGAGAAATATTCAAATATGCATTGATTGAAGGATTCTCAATAATATTGAATGGATTTGTCTTAGGCATATATGAATAATAATTATCATCATCCAAAGGTATATTTCCAGCATCTATAACAAAATAAAAATATATTCCTTTTTCTTGATAATTATATGATTTAACAACATAGTCTTTCAAATCATTTAAGCCCCAAGCTCCTGCTGCTATAATTTCACCATTACTTGTTGCATTAAAATATAATTTTCCGTCAGTTTTTTTTTTGAAATTAAAAGTAGGTTCAATTAATTCAGACACGCCTGTTACATATATTTCTTTAATCGGAGAATCTAACCTATTACCTAAATTGAAAAATTCCTTACTTACAGCCTTCTGTGACATGACTTCAGTTTCGCTATTCCCCAGTTCCTGCACCACACCGGCATTGATGGACTGGAACGGACCGTGATCCACCCATCCGCCGGCATTATAAATATTCAGGTGGTAGATGGGCTTGGTATGTTCGGTATCATCGTCCGCATAGGTAGGTCCCACCATAATCATATCACCCTGCTTAGGATTAGGATATTGTGACTTGTCTGTTACATAGGCTTTAATAGACAAACTGTTTGTAACTTCTCCGCTAAGATCTGACCATGTTTTGTTATCCCGCGATATCTGGAATTTGTTATCCTGAAAACGGAAATAAGCTGCAATGTAATCCGAGCACACCTCCCATGTCTCGTTATCATAGGAGAAGTGAAGCTTGTTATCTATCGTTTTGAGCCACGGGGTAAGTCCGTTATCCCCTTTGGGCCCCAAAGCAGCTATGCCGGTATCCTCACCGTTAATCACCCATGTGCCTTTTACCGATACGGAAATATCTCCAGAGAGTGTTAGTTCGTCCACACGTACCCAGTTGACATCAAGCCCCCAGTGAAAGTTGTCCCTCTGTGCATCATTCACACATTTCTCAGTTATGGCATTCCCCTGCATATCCACGTATGATATGATGATCCCCTTACGCCTCATTTCTTTCGGAACAATATTTCTCGTACGTCCCGCTGTACCCTGATACTGCACATAAATATTGTTATACTGTGCCAGTATCGCTTCCAACGACGCGCCGGTTCTTCCGTCATGTACCGCCTGTATCACTGTACGAGGATAGAAAGGGAATCTTCTTCCCAACATTTCATCAAGCTTGTCCATCTGCCTGATACTTGCATACTTGCTGTTGCAGCAAGAATCTTGTATGTTGTTATCTTCCATGATGTTTTTTAAAAAAGTTATAGAATTAACATTTATTCCAGACCATCCCCAGTCAACGGAGAAAATCCTTCTGCCAGACATCTTCTCTTTAAGGCATCACGATATGATTTCATTGCCGACAGTTGCCAACGCTGAAGTATTTGTTTATGCACTTCCATTTTAGAAAACACTGGAGATTCATTGATGAATTTCTCCAACTTTTCCACCCGGTCATTAAGTTGCTTATACTCTTCTAGCATTCTTATTTGATATCCTTGTAACATGGCTTTTATTTTAATTATCGTTATTATACTGTCGCCCCAGTAGCGTCAACCCACTCATTATTACCTTTATAATATATAGGTTTCGACAATGTACTATCAAAATATTGAAATCCTACTAAAACATTAGTAGGTCTATTAGAAGTAATTCCTGAATCAAACCAAGTCCCTGATAAAACAATTCTATCAACATTTAGATTTATGACTTTAGTTTTATTTCCAATTATAGTTCCATTTCCAATAGTACCTCCAATAAAATTAAGCACGCTATTATCAGGAACAGTAAGAGTTTTTCCTTCCAAATCTATATATCTGATAATATTATATATAGTATTACTTTTAATAAAATCATTTAATTTACTTGCGAAAACAACCTTTGTCACTAAAGTTCCGTCAGGATTTAACCAATCAGACTTAGACCAAGTTAATATATTTCCAAACGTATCATAGGTTTTTATCCCAATTAAAGTATCAGGCAAAGTAAGTATATCCGAGGTAATAAATTCAGCATCAACAGCCTCTACCGGATATGGATCTGTATTTTTAGGGAACCACTCATAAGTGTTAAGAGTAGCCCATTTGGTATCTCTCACTATCAATTTGCCATATTTTGAAGAAACTTTAATCCAAATGTCTAATGTATAAGAAACAGGGTCAAATATCCATCTTATATTTAAAAAAGAATCATTGCCAGTATCGTATCTATCAGATAGTATATACAATTTATTATCTACATATAGCAAAGAATATTCGGTTAATATCCTATATGTCGAATATAAAAAACGAAAACCGCTTGTCGGAACTTTAGTTATCTTAATGTATTCATAAGATTCCGGAGGATCAGAAATTGCATTATTAAACCTTATAATCCCCAAATTAATATCATAAGTATTATCTGCAACTTTCCCATAAATTCCCTTCTTATCCTTACAAAAATCTTTACTCAAATCCGTCGGAATAATATTAGTTTCATAACTGCTTCCATAACCTGTATTATTTTTATATATTTCAATTATAGGGTAATCAATTGCCAAGTTTATAGCGGATTTACTTGTATTTGCTAATTCCCATCTTAATTTACACTGTGAATCCTTCGGATCCGGTATTATATCGTATAAATATTTAATAGATTCTATTGATACTAACCCGTTTTGGAACATATCGGTTTTCAGAGTATAATCTATGTTGTCAACATTTACTATTAATTTATATCTTCCAACTTCATACAAGGGCGTATCTACGACTGCTAATGACGGATTAACTATAAAAGTTAAATACTGATGTATAACAGTATATTGTGTGATAAAAGTTGTAACATCCAAATCAAAAGAAACCGCTTTACCAGCACCAACTGTAACATACATTCTTTCTCCCCTAGACACATTTTCTGAATGAATGTTGTTTTTAACAAAATCCTCAGGAAGATTATGGCATTTAGTTATATTCGCTCCATTAAATATTATATTATTAAAAGCTGAAAAATTGCTTAACACATAAGGAGTATCTTCTCCTGGTTCATCATGCGTATTTATATTTATATAATTACCTTTAACAGCATAAGCTGGGCTTCCTACAGAATATAGATAATGAGATACATAACTATTTAAAAAGCCTGTGGTTGAAGTAAATATTAATATACTATTACTACACTTCAAAACGGCATTAGCACATAATATTGAGGATTGTTTATCTCTTTGATACCCATTAGCATTCAGAACAGCTTGAATATAATTATCATGTCCTCCCACATAAATACCATTTGCACAATTTTGTTGAATATCCAAGCCTGTTACATTGCAATAACTGCCACTTACATAAACTGCGTATTTACTTCTAGGAGTAACAGCATCATATTTATATCTCCAGGCTTTATTGGCAACAAAAACTTTACAATTAGACATTCTTGAATTTTGAGATAAATAAATACCTCCTTGTTGACAACTCCCAACCGTACTATTATGAATAGAATTATCAGTTCCTTCCATAAAAAAAGCATAGTCACCGCATGCGTAATATGAGATAGAATCTATTATTCTACATTCTCTATAAGTCCTTTCAATACTTACAGCTCTATACCCATGCTCAAAATGGCAGTTTTCTACATATATTTTAGCGTCCCACTCATCCGTATCCCCATTGACACTTTGCCTAAAACCTATACCATTATAGTAATCCCCCAATATAAAAGAAAGCCCTCTAAATAGAACTTTCACAGCTTTTTCAGAGTAAAAAATATAAGGAAGGGTATTCGCATTTGGTAAATCATTTACATCAAACTCCTTAGTAGTTGGAGATTTTATGATAGTTTTACCTTTTTCTCCAAACAAAGTAATATTACTTCTTACCTGAATCGTATTACCTATAAAATAAATTCCATTGTTTAATTTAACAATATCAAAATTATTAATGGTATCCTGTATAGATTCAGTACAATCATGTACTCCATCTGGAAGTGCCCCAAACCACTCAGGACAAGCTGCCGCCACATCCCAGCTACCATTTATTGTTATAGCACCAAATATCTTTTCCAGTCCTGCTTCAATTTTGGTATTGTCGCCAACGACAGTACCATTACTAAATCCCCCTCCTTGAAAATCTAAAGTACATTTTGACGGAATAGTGATAGTTTTCCCCTCCAAATCATAATCATACTGTATGACATAAATCGTATCAGACCAACATATCATGGACTGGGTCAGAATATTTCGCCCTGCCACAAGATTCTTGCGCAGATAACATCTTCCCTTCCCTGAGTAATTATTCGGATCATACCTTTTATTAGCCAGTTTCAGTTGACCGTGAACCGATGTAATATCCTCATCATCCGCAAAATTGGTTATGCTCTTGTTACCGATAAGCTGTTTGGTGGATTCACTAAGCATCTCGGGCGTTATCATCCCGTCCATCACGGTAGGAGGATTATCAATGAACATATCATTGAATGTATCCTCAATGTGACGTCTGACAGCTTTGCGTGTAAGATAAGTGTCCGGTATACGGTTGCCATTCTCATCCGCTATGGCCCTATCAGCCACCATCTCCGGTGCTTCCATCTTCTGAATGAATACCTCTTCAGCATGAATCTCATTACGCTCCGCCTCTAAATCAATCTTCCACCAGCTTTTCTTGTCTTTCCAAAGCGAAGCAGAATTTCCCTTAAAATACCATGTTTCAGCCTGATTGGTGTAAGCAGAAACAAACGTGACCTTCATGCCGGGTATTCTGTATTCCTCCGGTACAAGCGCTATGGCATCTTCAAAAGTAAACACATTGCTCTTCTTTACAACAAAAGGGGCCTCGGACGTGCTTCGTTGTGCTACAAATGACGTTTTTGTGTACCCCGGCATGTTGACACGATCACAGGGTCTGTATTTCTTCCCTTCAACATAATCAGGAAATGCACTGAAATATCTCTGTTCCTTCCAATCATGTGAGAATATCCGGGTATCTTGGGTATGATTACGGCTTACATTATATTCAGTCAGCAGATTATAATCGAAGATGCTCACCTTATCGACTGTGAGATCATAAGTTCCCAGAACACCGCTCAAATCATTCCATCCGGCCCGATATCCTTTAGGAACAAATCCTTCAACATAGTAGAAGTACGGCTTTGTTTTCTTCACACTGCCGACAAGTGCCCATGACGGTTGTTCCATCTTGTCCGGCAACGCTTCAGAAGTTGCCACATGACCTATATAATTGACATCGTTCAACGTTTCCATTTTAGGGACTTCGGCTCTGTCCGCCTTATAAGGAATAAGCCCCAGCAATGCATTAATCTGATCAGGCGTATAATGAATATTTTCATGATATTCATTCGGATGAGGATCACATGCATGATAAGGATGAAAGCAAGAATCAAATCTTTCCATATAAATATATTTTTTATTATTCAAAGATAAGCAAGAGCTTCACAATGAAATGTATATAATAAAAGGAACTCAGACTTTCACAAGCCCGAGCCCCTAAAACCTTAAACTAATACCTATGTGCTATTTTATTTGAGCGCAAAGTTATCTTCTTCCATAATGACTTTAAATTCCAGCAACGAGAAATAACACGAATCCTGTCACTAACCAGCAGACGATGATAATAATTCTGCCATTCTATCATTTTCTCCTTTCTTTCCCCGTCCTGACAGGAAGGTAAGCCGTTCTTGCTTTTCGTGTAATAAAAGCACATCTCTTTCAACTGCCCTCGGTTCATTCGCATACGAAACCTTCCCCGATGAAGAAGATATTTATAACTGTCCCACCTGTCCTTATAATAATCATAAGTGATAGAGATGAGCTTCTGTTGTGCAGGATCCCATATGACAAAATAACGCCTTCCGTCCTGTTTATTCTTTTCCTCAGCCTCTTCTATCGCCTTTTTCAATAACAAGCTGGACTTCCACAGACTTGCGATCCTGCGTTTCTGCACAAGGCTTTTTACCGCCTTCAAAAACAACTTAATTTTTCCCATAATGTTACTAATTTTTATATAATATAGCCTCCGCACCCGTCGCCGACCTGTTGAGGCGTTTCATGTTATTCATTTTCTCTTCCATAGTGGGCAACACCCTCACCGGATATCTGTCCCATTCAAAACGGCTCACGTATAATCCTATTGCCCTGCTCATTACCCGATCATCATGCTTCCCCGCAAGCGCGCCGTATTTGCCGTTCGGATATTTCATGTACCATCCCAATTCCTTTATCATTCCGGTTTCACGCTCTATCCACAGTTTGTCACGCACACACTGTTCCATATACTTAATAATGGCCACTTTTGTATTACGGTTGGTATTAAACCCCCATCTGGTTTCTTTCTGGCTCCTTTTTTCCAACTCGCTCCGATTATGCGCATATACATTATCATAAAGAGGGATAAGAATGGGAAAGAACAATTCGCTGACGTTGTCTGTGTCTACATCATTAAGCTTACTGTAAGCCGTGTTGTTCTCGACAATGAGCAGAGCATTGTTATAGAATGACGCAATCTGCGCACATTTGATCGCAAGCAGGTCCGGATCTGTATGCCCGTACCATTCCGCCACCACACGCGGTCCAGCGTCCTCATTGAGCACTCCGCTATCGGCCATCATATCCGCGCGGTCCAGCACAGTAATCACAGAGTAATCACTCGTCCTATATTTCCCCCCGATATCAACTGACACAAAGTAGCGGTTTTCCAACCTCCATGTCTTGTCTGGCATCTCCCATATTTTCAATTCCCCTCCTTTACGCCTGAACAGTTTCAGCCCTTCGACAGCCTGTTCACCTTTCGGGGATTTTCCGGAAATATCCCCCTGGAATACCGGCTCACGGCAGAACCTTCTGAGTTGTTCTACCTTGTAAATGTCAAATACAAGCTGCCCGGAATACTTGAATGCCTCCACCGGATCGGACGGATACTCCTGCTGCATGTCCTGTATGTCCGCATACTCCTTCATCTTCTGCCTGTACCAGTAGATGCCTTGCAATGTCGCTCCAATAGTCCACAGCCAGTACATATAGTCCCAGTTTCCGGACTTATCGTTACGCCTTTCTATCAGGGTACAGGCCCATTCCAGCATATCTTCCGGATCGAGACGGTATTCCTCTATCTCCCACCATGCGACAAACAACGGCTCGAATGCGGACAGTCTCTCCCCATGATCATCCGTTCCATTGGCACGATCCCATTCATCCTTGTAGAAATTCTGCCCGTTCGGCGTGCTTTCATACACAATCATCGTATACGGTTTGTACAGGATTCCCGAACAGGATGATTTCACCTGTTTTTGCGGATCCATCTTTTCCGTCTGAGGCCAAAACGCCACCTCCGTACAATGCGCCATGGCCGAATCACCACCACGGGCACCCTCCGGATTCATCGCAGTTGCCGTCTTGATTTTGCAGTTCCGGGAAGGTATAAGGCTTATGTTGGAAGTTCCTCCTCCCTTGATCTTCGGAAGAGAGCCGTCAAACTCCACCCCTTCTTCATAAAAAAGGAATTCAGGAAGTTGGGTTATGAGCTTGACATACATATCCTTAACTTCAGCCGCACTGTCCCCTTGATGTCCGACAATGATGCTGTTCCAGCTCTTCACATGCATTATCTGTATCCATGACATGTATATCTGTGTGCATGTGGATCCCCCCCACTGGCGGGCCTTCAACAATATGACACGGATAGGCTTGCCGGCACGGCGCATCCTTTCAAACGTCTCAGCCAGCTTTACCTGCGCCGGACGTAGCAGGAAAGGCACATCCTCCCCTCCTTCTTTGTTTTTGATACGCGCATACGCATAACAATAGAAATAAAAGTCGTATTTGGCCCAGTAACGGAGAAACTCCTGAATGACAGTATTACGAAGATCCTCATTATATTCCCCGTATGTCTGCCAGCAGAACTCCTCTATACTTCCGGCAAGATCCAGTTTATAGATAAAACCGGTGGAGAACATCTCGATAGGAAGGAAAACAGATGAATTTATAAAATCATCCAGATATATCCTCTTCCGTTTTCCGGGAGCGTTCTCCCCTGTCAACGGGTTGTAGGACTTGAACAGTTCCGCTTCCCGTTCACGGTTCCTGCGGATCATCTCCTCCGCATTCCTTATGACAATAGCTGAGAAAAGAGTTTCTATATGGTTTATTTTAATGTTCTTTGCCATCCAACCTCCAGTTTACGCAATATCCATCCGGCCGCCAGCATAGCCGCATGATATCCACCCGCAATATGCGGCAGAAAGAAACCGAGAGCGGTTATGGCAAACAGCCTATTACGCCTTCCCCCATCCATGGAGGACAGGCACAAGCCCGTATAATAGTAGATAATGACACTCCATCCGATCACAGGACTGCCGGAAGGAATAAAAAATGATATTCCGACAGCGAACATCCATGCGACCAGCGTCCGTGCAGGGGTTATCACCTTCCATAGAAAAGCCCATGCCATCCCGTTCAAAAGATAATGAAGCCATCCGGCATGTCCGAACATATAAAGCCAGTGACTTCCTGACAGGAATTCATGATACGGCAACAACACGGTCATGCACAAGTAAAGCCCCATGGAATATCTCATTTTCATAGTGATATACCTATTTCATCCCAGCTTTCCATAAAATATGCTGTATACGGTCAGGACTTATCCCAAATGAATCAGAAGGTCTCTCTATCGCAAGTCTTACGATAAGACGGAGATTCGCCTCCGATTTTTTTTTCATGATATCAAGGCAACAACGGATCAGGCTGGAATACATTTCATATTTATACAGACTGCAATCAGGTATATTGCCTTCAGTCAGATATCTGTATAAGATCACGTAAGCCCGGTCCTCACTGACATAATGCTGCTTCGCCTTCATACCCGCAATTTCCTTGCATATATCCTTGTAGTAAGAGAATGTACACGTCTTTTTCAATTCAATGAATGTACGTACAATCTCCTTGTTCCTTATTAATTGTATTTCGCTGATATTTCCCTTGTGCTTCATGTGACCTCCTGTTTAAATGATAGCGAATGTACTTCCTGTAGATTGCATTATATCAATCCGGCTTGAACTAATACTACTAAATTTGTCAGTATAAGACAACAATGACATATCATGGAAGAAAAAAAAGAAAGAAAATCATGGAGAGATATTGTTTCATCCAGAAATCCGGACCTCGACCTTGAGGACGACCTCGCTGTCGGCGAATTCCTTGATGACTCTTTCAAACGTTATGACGATAGTGAATCACAGAGAGAGAACCTCAACAAAGTTCTTGCAGGAGACTCAAGAGCCGCCGGCATCCTGACCGGTCTGGCAAGCGGCATGGATGAGAACGGTGAACCGTTCTCTCTTGTGGAATATCTGATAACCAATTACGGGGATGATATCAGGGAAGCTGCAACAACGGAAGAGGCCATCAAAAAAGCAAAAGAGAAAGAAGCTGCCCGGATAAAGGAGGCGGCCGATGAGGAAAAAAGAAAAAGAGATGCGGAAGAGAAGCTGCGCAAAACAGATGAGGCACTGACAGAAGCTGTGCGGCAGGTCAATGTTGATGAGGCGAATGTAGTTTCCATGTTGGAATGGCTGTACGGAACACAGGATACAGACGGTATCATTCATAAAATTATCCGGCACGAACTGGATGCGGAAGACTGGAAAAGAATCATCCATGCCTTCAATATGGACATGGAAATAGAAGCCGCCCGAGAGGAAGGACGTAAACAGGGACGTACCGCACGTCCGGGAGCTATACACAGGAATCTTGCGGAAAAAGCTCCGACAGACCTTGGAGGAGGCGGGAACGGAGGAGGTGAGGAAAAAGTGGAGGATCCTACCCTACAACGTTATAAAGACATGAAGAGACGTATTTAATCGTCTATCGCTTTCAGGCTCATATCACAACTTTTATTTATAAATTTAAAAACAAATCGAGAACAATGAAAAAGTTAAAATCAACATTCAAATTTTTCTTTTCCGTATTGCTCATGTTCCTTGCCGGAGCGACCGGGGGAGGTTATGCATGTGCCGCCGATGCTTCGGACGGAGGCTCAGTCCAGGATCTAGGGGATGGCGGAAAGGTAGTAGGCGGGGGAAGTTCCGTAACAAAGAACGAGAAAATCATGGACGCGGAATGGTACGTGAAGCAGATCGACAAGACAATTGTCGAGATGAAGTTTACCGGCACGCCTATTGATCAGATTCTGCGCCATGGGGCGACAAACAAATCGGACAGCATCGTAATCAAGTACTACAGTGTCGGACAGCGTCCGCTACGGGCTACCCTTGCCAAGCAGCTTGAAGCCATGACTACCGAGACTCCGAAAGCGATAGAACTGGAGGATAATAACATTGTGGGCGCAATGGATACGCTTCTTGTCCTGAACGCTGACGGAACGTTTGTTTCCGGTTACAAATCCGGTACCGATGAAGTGGATCCTGAACACCCATTGATGCTGCGCGTGCACGCAATCAACAGTGAGACCAACCTTCCGCTTGTCTATGCCGTAAACGGAAAACAATCAAACAATAAGAATCCTTATCTTATTCCGACCCTTGCAAAGGGTACCGTCCTTCTAAGAATGGGGCGCGCGGCCGCTGAAAAGGATGTGTCTACAGGAAGGTATTACCAGCTTCCATCACCGGACGAACAATATTGCCAGCGTTTTATCATGCAGGTAGAGCAGACTATCTATGACCGGTTGAGTAAGACCGAGGTGGAATGGTCATTCACACGTGTGGAACGGATGGCAATGGAAGACATGCGTATCGGTATGGAAGCCTCCGGACTGTTCGGAATCAAGAGCAAACATGCGGTGAACGGACAAGGCAATGTATATACTTGCGAAGGTATCTGGTACCGCGCCGGAAAAGACCTTGAAATCGGACATTGGGAGAAAGTGCTTGACTCTGCCGGAAATCCTGTGGTGGAAGAAGGAAAATATGTGCAGCAATATGTAATCTCGGAGGACGAGCTTGTAGACCTTGTAGGACGCATCATTGAAGGTGCCGGTAATGGAAGCCGAACAAAACTTGTGTTTGTTGACAATACTATCTATGCAGCATTATGCAAGATCAAAACCAACAACCGCACACGCATCTTCGAACCGGAACGTGACTACAACAAATGGAGACTTGACTTCCAGTCATTCGAAAGCATGGGAACAAAACTTCTGTTTTACCGCCATGACCTGTTCAACGCTTGGGGATTCAATGGAAGAGGCTTCTCTCTCGATCCTGAATATCTTGACAAATGGGTATTCCAAAACTGGGAGCGTAGCACATACAACCTGAAGGAACTGTTCATCAGTAACAGTGACGCTGTTGTCATGCAAGAGTTCTCCTGCTGGACGCTCGGATTCCCAGATGCCCACGCGCGTCTGTCCATTCCGGAATATGTTGAGATTCCGGTCCCTGAATCCCAGGCTGCATAATAGAACTTAATCATCATCAGAGGTGGAGAAATCCACCTCATCATTATTATAAATGTATGAAGAAACTTTATAAATTTGTTGCGAACTCCTCACTGTCATTTGCAGTCATTCACTGCGGACGGATGATGTACGTCAACTTCTCCGCTTTTTTCCGTGGCAAATCAACCTATCATACAACGGATAGAGAACTGGCTGAGAAAATCAGGGCGCACAAATGGTATCGGGAAGGACGCATTACCGAAACAATAGAAGAAGATGAAGATGTAATACATGACGAAAATGACGTAAATTCCGTATTACAGAAAACAGAGGTAAAACAAAGATACAGCATCCTTGGAAAGCGGATGTGCACCTATATTCCTCCGGCATCTTCCAACCAGGAAGAAAAAGAATCCGAAAGCGCAGAACCGACCAAAGAAAAAGGCATTCAAGAAGACAGAGACATACAAGAGGATATTGAAAATGTGACCTCATTCCTTGAAGCGAAGGATTTTTTTGAGGTCAGATTCAAAGTACCGCGCTCGCAATGTGGAAATAAGGAGGCTCTGTCCTCATTATGCAAAGAACACGGCATACAATTTCCCAATTATCCATTAGACTAAGCCTCATGATACCTGTCAAAGATATACTAAAGACTTTACGCACAATCATCAATGAGAGTGCGACAGAAGAAGACAGTTTCACGATTGAGACCGATGAGGCATTAAAAGAGTTCATCAGACTCGCGCTACTCGCACTGATGAATGACGAAGGGGTGATGGCCGAAGCTTCGGAAATGACAGATTCATCCTCAATCTCATTCGAGAAACGTCCTGACGGTTTGTTTTTTGCCTGCATAAAAATACCTGCGGACTATATCAGGCTTGTCAGTGTGAACCTGACTGGGTGGAGATATCCGGTCACTATGTTATATCCGGACAATTCGCCACTATACAGCGCACAATATTCATCAGCTCCCGGTGTAGGTAATGGTCCCTCAATACCGGTAGCATTCATCACCAACGATACCATGAGGTCAATCATTGCCCATGCAGTAAAAGAACAGGGGGGATACAGTCTCAGGTATATTCCAACTCCTTCAATCTCAGAAAACGGAGAAATCAACCTTCATAACAAATATGCAGGAGCATTGGCATATTATGCAGCCGGTCTCTATCATATTTCAATAAATGAAAATGCCGGTGCGGAATCTGAATTTGCAATAGCTAGATCCTTGATACGTTCACACACTCCTGAATCTTCTACAAGTAATACTGAATAATTGTGATTTGCTTTCAATTTCGTATCTTTGCGGAAATCAAAAACAAGATCATTATGAAAAATGCAAAAACACATGAAGCTTACTCAGAGGAAGAATTAAGGGAAATGGTGGAATGGTTTAATACGAGAGAATTACCGAAAACATTGCAAATCAACAAATCCTCATTTTCTCCCGACCTCCCTCTGACAGTAGAAAGCCTTATAATGCAGGCAAAACAGAATCTTGGGAATTACAAGATGGCAGGCTCTTTCCGGCTTCTGAAGGAAATACGGGAAAAACTGGAATCATAGTGCTTATCAAAAACAGACGGTTCGGTTTTTGATAAGCACAAACCGTCTGTTACAAAGAATCAGACCATTGCATTCTTGCAATACACATAATCCCAAATCTTTGTTGTGTCCCCCCAGTCCTGATCCTCAAAATAGAACTTATGAGCACCTTTAATGATCTGTTCATCATTATAAACTGTGCAAAGATCGGAATAAAAGGCATTGAACGCTACATACTTGTCCCATTTCGTAGTTCCAGCCGGAAATCCCATCATCCGGGTACTTGCCTCTATCTGTTCCGCCGTCCAATGCGCACCCTCACATTTCTTTCCATCCCTATCAATGTACCTCATCATGCCGACATCAAACATCGCAAAAGCTTCATTGTAATGATTACCATACATGATTCCATGTTGCTCACGCATAAATTTCCAGTACAGTTCCGGATGTTCTTCCTTCACAAGGCACAGAAGCTCGCTCATGCTTTCCGCACTGCGCATCATGACCTTGTCACTTGTCAGACCCGCCCTTTTCGCATCGTCCAACATTTCTTTGAATGTATACTTCATAATCAATCTGTTTTATCTTCGTTATCACTCAAACCGGCAAGTTGGATTGTATTTCTGTCCTGCATCATGGAATCAAGACTTCTCCTGATAAAAGCGTTTTCTTTCTCGATTTTCCTTGTCCGGATAAAAATCTGGTCAAGAATGCACGGAATCATATCCACCTCACCATTTGCCAGCAACTGGCATTTGCTGCAATCACCTATACATTTGCCTTCCACTCTCATAATCAACCCTTTCTCAAGTTATTAATCAATGTTCCACCTCTTACAGACAACAACGATTTGACACCGCCTGTCTTGACCATATTGAACAGCTCAAACAGATCATCACGATGTTTTTTGAAAAACGGATACATGCTGATAACCGTCCGGCTGGTCAAAGCCCGCGTATTAGACAATTCGTTGAATGCGGTCTGAACAGCTTCCTTCTGCTCGTCGTTCTCGCAATCCACCACAATATATAATTTCCTTAATGCCATAATCAATCAGGTATTTTATCAAAATCTATTTCTTCCTGCGGTTGAGGCGGTACCGGACGCTGCCCATACATGTTATCATTGGCCTGCTCCACTTTTTTCCCAGTGAACAGACCGGCAACGAATGTCAAAGCCGGAACGCCGTATTCAACCACCTTAGGATGTTCTTCTATATAATTAGCAATCTTGGTAGCCATTGACAGGTATTTATCGACACCCTGTGGTTCCGGCTCTATTTTAAGAGGGATACCCATGTTCTTGGCGAAGATGTCTGCAAATTCATTGGCTTTCTGCGCTGCCTCCAGCGGATCCGCATGTTTTTCCTCAGTCATATACATAAGCATGTAACTGAACGCTTCCGCACGTGTCGTAAACTTCAACTCTGTCTGCGGTTTCTTTGACTGAAACATGGACACCCCCATCTCTTATTTCTTTTTGGCAGGTTTATCCTCTACCGGAATTTCCGAACAGGATATGCCTTGCAGCATCTGCATCGCACTTCCCATAATACCGTTGATGGCTTCCGTATCATTGTAAACTTCCGGCAAATCGGCCTCTCCTATTATATAGGCTTCAATATCTCTAGCTTTTGCGACAATATCCTTTTGAGGACTACCAGTGCCGAGCAACTCAACAGCCTGTCTTACCGCAAACTCCCTAATTTCTATTCTTGATTTAAACATAGTCCAGCTTTTATACGATTAATAATAAATGAGGGTGGAGTCCCCACCCTCACGAAATCAATTGCGGCAAGTTTCATCCACCGTAACATTGGTACTGGCCAAGTTATATGTAGACGTCTGTCGGAACTCACGGTTTCCACAACCGCCACAACCTCCGTTTCTGCCACGGCCACAGCCACAACCGTCATTGTAGAAGACCTCCTTGTTCAACTGGAACAGCTGCTCACCGAAATTGGCCTTCATGTCGCCCACTCCCTGAACGGTAGCGGAAATTGCACCGTTAGCAGCATACAACTGCTGCCCAGCCCAACGAACATCAGGTTCCATACAGTTAACACGTCCTGTCAGATTAGCCAACCCTACTGCAAATTGTACTTTTTCATTACAGTTATTATGCCAACTGTACACGAAGAAGGCAATAACAATCACAGCAGCGATAACCCAGATAGCAGCGGTAGCGCCCCATCCCTTTTTGTGTTCGCACTCCAACTCACGCATTGCGGCGTATTCCTGGATGCTCATTCCTGTTACATTATCCATAATTATGATTTTACATATCACGGTCAATATTGACCGCAAAGGCAAATTACGGAATAAGTTACTTGCAGATAAAATATTTATTTTCCAGTTTGTTTACTATTTCTTTCCAATTGTTTTCCACAATCCATACCCTTTGTTTTTTAGCATTACGCCGCATCGAGCCGACAGCCTGTTTGGTTCTGTTAGTCAATGACGCTATCTCCGTGTCAGAGAAAATCTTGGCTAAATAACGCACAAGAAGATATCTGGCATTCGCACACTCTTCTTTATTGCTATGTATAATACCTGTTTCAGATATTCCCGTCACTGAAGCGACAACCTGCAATACATCCTTATATATTTCATCACTTTTCATATAATCACTGTTTGGATAAACAAAATACGTCGGAAAATTGTTAAGCAGTCTGGGACCGCAAAACAATTCTTGTTCCGACGTATTGTTTCTCCTTAGCGACTTCTACCTGATAAGGAGCGTGCGGTCCTTTTCTTACA